TCCATGAACTGTGACTTGATAGCTATTAAGTGCCATAATAAAAGTTTCCTTAACGGAGTGAAAGTTTAAATCCTTAACGGACTTTCTTATATTAAACATATATTATTTATATGTCAAATTTATATTATTTGTGTTACAAAATGCAAATATTTGATATAATAAATTTGGCTGTGAGATTTAGCCTAAGTAGATAAGTTACTTGGAAGGGGCTTATCTACTTTTTATTGTGTATAATTAAAAAACCCTATTCGACATGGCGATGGATAGGGCGTCTAGGTAGGCAAGTTTCAACCCGTGCTTGTCTACTGCCTCTTTAATTCGTGAGTATGTGGGATAACTTGATTTGGTGGAATGTTAACAACAATATCTTCACAGGTAACAGCACTAGGAGTATTAGGCTTGAAAGTAACACCCAATCTTGCCTGTTCTGCACAGATTTTCAACCTATGTAAACTGATCTCTAATTTGGTCTTTTTATACAATAATTCCTGATTTTTTATATTTATTTCTGTTGCTCTATGGCAAAGTTGCGGAGACTTTCCTAATGGAATATTTAACTGAGCAGAGATACCATAATTTAAATTAAAGTTTTCTTTTTCAAATCTTGGAGTTTCCTGAACATATTTTATCGCACCAGTATTCTCGTCATAGATATTCTGCCTAGTAACAGTTTCTCTCGGTAAGGAAAATGTATGAGAATCAGTTACATAAGGAGTAATTGTAAGACTAGTAGAAGCACAGACAATACCTTGACTCATTCTAAAACTTGGCATTGATGACGGAGTTATCATTGTTGCATTATTGTTCACTACCCCTTGAGCATTCGAACTGGGAGAAGCAACAGTTGTATTAGCTAAAACTTTTGTAGGACAAAGAAGTAAAGCTATTGCCCAAATGTAGTTGTAGTTTCTACTGTTGTGCTTGTATTTATTGTTCTTTGTATTGTCGTTACTGTGTCTAACCCTGGTGTTATCAGAGTTTCTTGAAGAGAAAATGAAGCCCCTGGATTTGTGATTGTGAACCTTGGAACGGTTTCTAAGTTTGGCGAAGTCCAACTAAAATTTACTCCTCCAACTGTTTGTTCTGTAAGAGTAGTGGCTGTCGGGTTGATATATTCATTAACATCGGTACTTTCAATATTATGTCCTGATGCAGAGTAGGAATATCCTGTTCGATATTGATGGCTTGTAATGGTTTCATTTATAACTGATTCAGATGTGCTTGAAGTCTGACTCGAACCACTACGAAACTGTGGAACGACAGGTACAGCAAGGGTTCTTACTGGTAATACTAATAAAACTAACAGCCAAAGTCTAGTCAATCGTAATACGGACAGTAGTAGATCCTATACAGCTAGTACCTGATCCTCCAGCAGTACAGGTATGAACTCCTGATGAAAGGCTAGTCATAGCAAGGTTTCCAGCAGTACCACCTGATCCTACTGTTGTCTGTCCTGATAGATGAGGTATCGTAGCGATTCCACTAGAAGGAGTAATTGCAGAAGGTGTTGCATCTCCCATTGTTACTGATTCTGTGAGACTGAAGGCTGATCCTGCACTTGTAATAGCTTTATCAGTTTGTATTAAAGCTGGAACGCCATCCGTTAATGACCCAACATTTAAAGCACCAATTTGACCAGCAGTTGTTGATCCTCCCGAAGTTACAGATGGAGTAATATTATTACCTGATATTGAATAAGTCGTTCCAAGTTTATTGGTAACGCTATATGGCATATCAACAGTAATCTGTGCAGAGGTTACAAATTCTTGTTTTATATCAGCATAAGCTGGTGCTGACATAAGAAATAAAAATGGAAGAAGTTTTTTCATGTGTCTAGTTTTCCGTTGTTTTTAATATTTTTCCCTGTAATGGGATCAACTCTAATAACATCAGGTTTACTTGTAACTAATTCTATTGGTTGTTTTATTATTATAGTTTGTTGCCCACTGGAGTTTGTATTGAAGTTAGCCGTTTCATCCTCTTTCTTCTTTTTTTTAGCTCCTTGTGCTGCATTAACACTTATTCCTAGCCCTCCTAATATATTTCCTAAAAGTCCAGCAGCAAATGTGCTATCCACTCTTGGCTGGTCTGGAATATCTACACCAAAAAGTTTATTAGGCAGTTTTACATATCCAAGAGATAAAACTACTAAACACCAAGTCAAAATAAATCCCTGTGCAAAAGTAGAAACTAAAAAGGTAATTTTTTCCTGGTAATCAGGTTTATCGTCATCTGTTTCTTTTACTTTCTTTTCTGAATTTTTTACTTTGTCTGTCATAAATTCTATTTATTAGTCATACTAAACATAATTATATATCTAAGCAATGTCTGATATCTATCCTGTATTAATTGGAGTGGCAGCAACGGCTTTCGTGATGGTTTTATCTAATATTAGTAGTCGAAGAGATAGAGATATTATCGAATTGTTCCGAAGAGTAAATCAACTTGAAAAAGAAGTAAGTAGGTTAGAAGGCCAGAATCGGTAATCTTTGGTATGTTTGGGAAAGAACACAAACTTTTATGTCTAAATTTTTAATCAACCTGTTCATCAGATTTGGCAAAAGTGAATCGCTACGCAAAGCAGCTTTGAATCTTCTGAAAGACCTTGCACAAAAGTCTGACAATGATGTTGATGATGCAATCGTCAAGATGATTGAAGAAAAACTCTTTCCAGTAAAATGAAAATTACTAAATTCCTCAACATTGATATAGAACCAGCACCTCCAGAAATGGAGTTAGAAGTCGAAATGCAATGTAGAGAAATTATGAAGTCTAATGATTTGGATAATATAAAAAGATATTGCACACATATGATTAGAAAGAAATTCGATCAAGATGTCTTTATGGCTTCAATGTTGAATAGATTGATTGAACTTGAAGCTAATGCTGTTGTAAAAGAATTAAGACAAAGAAAATCAACAAATCCTATTGCAAAGTTTTTTCGTACTCGTTAAGCTCTTCATCAGTAAAATCTCTAATCAATAATTTATCAATTTTATTAACTTCATAATTAAATTTAATAACAGCAGTTTTTATATGCTCTGCAATCCAACGACCTTCGTTATAAATGACTTGAGCTTTTCCGTTGTCTTTTATAAAAACATAATGATCTTGTCCTTTTAGTTGAACGTCTAATAAATTTTTTTCTAATTTATTACGTCTTATCTGTTTAAGTTTGCGTAACTTTTCTACAGATTTTCTAACTGGTGTCATTTTTTATAATCTAAAGGAGGAGGTGTAAGCCAGTAGCGTACACCATTTATTATTTTAAAGTGAATATTTAGGTTAGGATCTTTAACTAAATATTCATCTTTAGTTTTAGAAAGGTAACTCTTCATTTACTCCTGTTTCAATCTTCTGTGGATTAATTTGCCCATATATTCCGTACTCTGACTCCAACGCTTTAGCGTTGATGTATATACCTTCAGTTTTAAGTGTCCCTTTTTCTTTTCCAAGATAAACCTGTCCTCCTGTAGTTTTTGTATCCACTAATTTTTGTAAATGATCAATGAAATGTGTAATTGATTCTGTAGGAATGAATATCCTTAATTGATTACCGTATTGACCTTCTTGAATTTTATATGAAATAGGTAATGGTAATGCTGGATTGAAAGTAAAATCTGACATGATTAATTAAAAAATTGAGCTAATAAAGTGTTAAAGAATGAATTAAAAGAAACTTTGTTTTCTTTACAATGATCCTTTATTTGGGAAGCAAGGGTGTCATTTGTTCTGACACTAAAGATGTTTTTGTTCCAATCTTTTTTACGTTGCTGTTTGCGGAGAAGAAGTTCATTCAATACTTGTTCTCTCGCAGTGTTAGCAGTTTCATCTGGTGTCATAAGCTCTCATCTATCTTAGAGATTTCAAGAGCTAAAAACTCACCATGTTCAGCAGTAGTAATATGTCTGGTAATCTTTGTATCTTTGATACTGAACTTCTTTCTGAAAGATTCGACTACGTCTTTCATCTTTAAAGGATTACTTTGATGAAGTGCCTGTAGCTTTTCAAGGATTACTTCTTTAGCTTCCTTAGTAATAGGATCAGGTAACTTTTCTAAAACAGATGTAGATTCTAGTTTTTGATTAGGTTTTGTAGGAGTTTTTGCTACACCTGTTTTTGGTGGTGGTGTTTTGGTAAGTGAATTACCATCATCGTCATCGTTAGCTAGTCCGTAGACAGAAAGTAATCCATATCTACGAGCATAGGTTTGTGCAGAACCAGCTTCCTGATGTGCATTTTTTACGTTACTTGGAATCTTTGGAACAGGAAACTTACTGACTAAAGGTTCATCACCAGAAACGTGCATCAATTTTGTAATGACTATTGTGATAACTTCTCCTTCTGGAGTGATCACAAAATCATTCAATTG